CCGGACCATGGTTCTCGTGGCATCGCATCTGGGTCACGGTAGATCTGCCAGGGAGGTACGAGGGAAAAAACCAATCCCTTGCCCGGGACCCATCGCGGAATCATCTCGTGCGACTGGCCTATAGCAAAGCCGAGCTCGCTACCATCGCAGAACGCGGTATTGAGACGCGCGTGCTGGGGATTTAGCCAAATATTCAGGGCTTCCCTGAAGAAAGCGGCGATCTGTTTGTCTTCATCGCCCACTCCCTCGATCGAATACCAGTCCGGCTGCCGGAGCGCTTTCCGGATAACGGCCACACCCTGTTTCACGGTAGCCGTCATATCCCCGGTTACCATCTTGGCCTGCCAATCCTCTTTCTCGGAATAATCGATATTTGCGCGGTAGGCTCTGTAACACTGGTCCCAAAGAAACCTGACTTCCAGGTTGGCGTTTTCACTCTCGGTCACACATGAATGACAGAAATCCACGTAGATGTCGGGATCCTCTTCACCGTATCGACGGGCCGCTTCTTCCCTTTCCTCAAGTTCCTGGTCGTCTATCCCCTGAAGTCCTTCGTCAAGTGCCATTAACTGTCCTTACGCCTTTGCGTATATTCAGAAACAAAAAAAGGGATACCTGATTTCTCAGAGTATCCCTTTGCTTCTCGCGTGTTTTTGAGAGTTAGGGGTGCGCTTATGCGCTTTCTAATGCCTTCTTCAGCTTCCGCTTAACCCCCTCCAAACTTCTTAACGCATCAATGACCTCCTCCCGTTTTATCCCTACCTTGCCTGAATTCTCCTCGGTACGCTTCTCTGATACAGAAACCTGAGTATCTCGTTGTTTGTTGTCATACTCCATTTTTTTGTCCTTGTCAAGCTTTTTTTTCAGCATGGCAGATTTTGGCATCGGGTGCCCCTATTCCCACGCTATGTGAAACGCTACAATTCCACCGATAATGACACAAATTAAAACGAGGCAGACGCCTTTATCCCCACTGATCGTAACCGCATACCCTGCCAATCCACCGGTCAGGAAAAGTACCAGACAGAGAGATAAGATCTTTAGCATTCTCAGCCTCCAGTCTCAACAAAGCGAATTGATTCTACCCTCCCAACTTCACATGGGAAGAGCGAATCTATGGGTGTTCCGTTCCACTTTGCGTATTTAAGGGTCTTTGCTATGAAAGTTTTTGCGCGTACAAAGTCCTTGTCTCTTCTATCTCCCTTTCTCCTGGGATGAAAGCCGTATTTCTGATGGTTGGACTTACTCATGGCCTCTCCGTTCCGATAATCTCGATATCTTCTAACCCGTCATCCAGCAGCTTCCTGAAGTTCATCGGGTCCTTTCTCCACTTCTTTCGAATACGCTTCTTCTTGGACCGTGGGAATCTGAATTGAATCGGCGTAGCACATACTCTCTCGATTATCTCGTCAAGCATCTTCTCCATCCCTTCTTGAAGCCGCTTCATCGCCAGGGACCTCTCAAATTCACCCAACTGGAACCGGATCTCCGTGGCCGTCATAGGCCTGTCAGCTTTTGCGAGATACATCCCTGAAGTCCTCCTCATTCAATTCCGAGATTCCATCAAGAGTTTTCTTTAGAAGCTGCTTGATCCGGTCAAGGTTGCCACGAAAGACAAAATAGAAGCCATGTGGCGCTTTCCCGCCCCAGGAAACTCTCAATGCGACTGGATCGTCTTTCTCTTTAATTACTTTTAATGCGGCGGTGCCAATGTTGCCCTGGACATCTCCTACATCAATCGGGATCAGGATGCTATTGTTGGTTACTTTCATATGTTACCCCTTTCTCAAACAGTTTCCCGACAGCTTTGTTAATAGACTCATGGGTCGGAAGGATATCTGCCCGGATCTCTCCTCCACCTCCATTATGCAAAAAGATGAATGTCCCGTTTCTCTCCTGGTCCGTCAGATCCGTAGCCCAGTTCTTCCCAATCCCATAGAGCATCTCATGGATCTCCGCGTGTCCCTTATTCAAGAGCTGCTTATGAGAAAAGAAGGCCCTTGCATACATCTGAAGGCTGTTTCTCTCCCAGTCCTTCGCCCTCCATAGGAAGGCGTTCACCACGTCATCAGGAGGGACAGTGAAGGCGCGACTGTCGAAAACAGGATAGACAAAGGGATGGCGGTATGAGGATAAGTCCATCGTACCATAGTGCCGAACGAATGCGACCGACATCATCGCAGCGGAGATGGAGACCATCTTTGAGAGGTCGTAATCGAACCATCCTTGAGTCTCCAGCGTGCCATAATCGGTGAGACAGAAGGTCGCCTCATCGGACTGGACATATCCGACCTTGAACCCCTGCATCTCCCCGGCCACGTCGCAAGCGGCCCGGACCATGGCATCGATGAGACCCTTACAGAAGGGTTTACCGATCCCTTTGGTGAAGGTATGGAAGGCCCGGCCATCAACCCTGATCATCACCGGCATCCGGTTCATGGCTTGAAAGCTGAAGGTCTTTTCGTAACGTTTAATTCGATCTCCGAGTAGTGACACGCCTGGACCTCCTCCCTTTGTAGACAGCACGGTCCCGCAACTGTCTCTCACGCATTAGTTTAGCGTGGGCTTTCGCTTCGGACAGGCAGCCGTCCGAATATTCCCGGCTTTTTCTTCCTTCGGCATATTCTCCAGTTCTTCCTTTGGTAGACATTCTTTGCCCCCATCTGAGTTAGAAATAGAGTAGCCTAAGAACCCAATAACTCGCACCATGAGACGGCGCCAAAAAGGAATGAGCCAGGCTCTGTGACGATATTCCCCACACCAAAGGTGAGGATTCATTTTGAAAAAATACGAATTTACGACAATTCCCTCCTCGCGCGTGATAGGATTCATCGCCCGCATTATATGTGGAACCGGAGTGTGTCGCCTACAATCCCCAGGCACATCTTCTTCCTTAACCTTGATCCAGAAATCACAGTGGTCACATCTTCTCATATTTCCTCCATGTTTTTTCGAATGATTTGCTTAACTCGCGTATTGCAGCCGCCCTTAATTGGGCGTTGGTTTCAAATGGTAGTTCCTTCGGTTCTGGCCATCCGATCCTTGGGGCGCTTAAATAGACCCCCTCGAGGGACCGTCCCCTCCGGCATAGGCGACCAAATGAAATTCCGAGGCCAAAGCTCATTTACCTTTCCTCCGTTTGCCCGGGATATGGATAACGTTTTGCCCCACAAACGACAGAACGCCATACCAAGCAATTATTGACTTATAAAGCCGCAGTTCTATCGGGGATACCTCTTGGATGCATAACCCCCTGTCTCCAAATACGATGGCATCGTCCGAAAAATTGGTCATATCATTGTCCTCAGCCCACCGAATATTGTTGTTGGTTCGACCGACCTCACCCAAATACAAGATGTCTCCTTCTTTCAGATACTCTTGCCAAGGAAGAAACTTAGGAAGGCACTTAATTTGACGAAGAAACTTTACACCTCCTATACCTACATAGTGATTGATCGCATAGGGTTGAACACAAGAAGACATATATGCCGAAATGATACCCAAAATGGCCTCTATTCTGGACCACTCGGCCCCCAGGATTAGTTTTTCTATGGCAGCCCCCGAGGTAGTGATCTCCAATGCGTTCTGTTTTAGTGCTTCTGCAGAGCAATGGTCTAAGGACCGTCGGAGCTGCCTGACTAAATGTTTCTGTACCACGTCCTCTGGGTCGTATACCCGAAAAGGTAAGAAGTCATTCGGCAACAATATGGCACGTCCAAGATTGCGAACAGCGATTTTGGATTCCTTCTTTCTTTTTGGAGGATCTATCACTTCTTCAGGTTGGATATCACTCGCAAATTGGAAGACCCTACTGTTACCAATAGCCGCGTATCTCAATGCCGAGGATACCTCCCTGGATATGAAATAGGATGATTTTGAAAAACGTTTATCTTTCTTTAGTGCTCTTGCCCATTTCCATGCCATACTCTATCCCTCCTTATTTGTCGGTTCTCCTCAAGCTTCCATCCTCGGCCACATAATACTTCCGGCCTCTCGGATCCGTATAGGTATCCCCAGGTCTCAAGAATCTGCACTTCCGTCCGAAGTCCAGGGTGCAACCCTTTAGGTGCGGGTCATGACTATGGGGATGGAATGGCTCCTCTTTCCGTGGCCGCATGGTTATTCCCCTTCCTTTCCAAGCTGATCGTCTCCCGCTAATAAGGTAAATGCCGTCATCCATTCAGCAGGTTCCAACCCCTTGAGGAAATTAAAGCACATCTCTTTGTCGTCGGGCTCGGCTCCGGTATGCGGACAAAGGTGATGGTGCCTGATTACCACTGGCTCTTCATGGAACATCACGGGAAAGAGTCGCTTCAGAATTTCTGGAAAGTAAGTCTTCTTGAATTGCTGCCACCAGGAAGCGTAAACGATCACAGATTTGACAGTCTCTTTTCTAACCTCTCGGCCCGGTAGAAAGGTGCGGAAGAAGGTCCTGACCGCCCTTGTCTCAAAATCGACGATCTGCTCAACAGTTAGGTTGGTTATCACGTATGGGGGCATCTCTGTCGCATACTCAAATTTGATCCTTTCGAGGATTAACCTTTCAAGGGTCGGATCTGGAAAAGTTTTCATACTCTCTCCTTTCAATCATGCCCAAAAGTCGCCCGGTAATTATCACGATAGGCCTGGGAAGTGGTCTTCCCCGTGCAGGCCGGACACTTGCAGAGACCATCCGGCGGCCCTTTTGAATGGCTGCCATCCCATATTTGGCCGCAATCCGTACAAGCAAATCGTTCGTCCTCTGGTCTTCGTTTCTTGTTACGATACACTGCAAGCCATTTCGACATCTCGTGCTCCTTGAAGTTGTTTTAGATTATCCATTCTTCCATCAACGATCATGTGGCAACGCCTACAGAGAATTTGGACATTTGAAGGATCATTATTGGCTGTATTGCCGTCTCGGTGGTACGGTCCGCTGCTTCTCCGCCACACAGTACGCATTCGCGTAATTCATACCGAAGTCTGGCCCTCTGCCTGCCAGATTCCTCAGTTATATCCTCTCCCTTCCACATCCCGTTTTTCTCTCCCCATTTGGCCTGACGAACCTTTTTCTTTGATTCCTCGGTGTGGTGTTTCCCCTTCCAATGGTGACTATGAATAAATCTCATTGGGTCGCCCTTTTTATAACCGTACTTATTCACAGTTATTGTTGCAGTAGGCGCTGGTTTCCCACAACCACATTCACAGAGTTTCACTTCTCATTCCCCTTCCTCGCTCTCGGATACCCATTTGGATATCTTCTTTGCCTCGACCAGGACCTCTTCTGTGGTCGGCCGCGGTTTTTTTGGGTCTGCATGGGCACTGTTCGCCCCCATAACGCTAAGGGCTGCATAGACACAATTGAGTTTCAGGTCTCCTCTATCTCTTGCTGTCATTGGTTATCACCTCCTTCCCTGGTAATGCCGGCAATGGCATCCAATGTGTAATTTCATAACCCCTGAAGGTCCATTCCCAATCCGAGGGACTATCAAGACCAAACCCATATCCTTCCCAAATATATTCGAAAAGTGGTAGAGAGAGGACCGGCTCGCCAGTCGGGGGATCGTTTGGAGAAGCGGGGGGAGGCCCTCGGTAGACCTCGACGAACCCTTCGTGCCGGCGCTCCCAGAATGAGACCACGACGATCTTTCCGTCAGTGATAAGAACCGGCTTCCCCTTGGGAGGATCTTGGTCCCTGATGGGAATCCACTGAGATAGACCTGCAACGTTTTCTAAGTCTGTCAGGGCAAGCAAACGATGGCAGCATTCGTTTGCTTTTTCCGCTATCTCATTAGCCAGTTTGTCAAGCTCTTCTTTTACGCTCATGTGTAAAATCTCCCCATGATGTAGCAACCGTATTCAGGAATATATTTCCAAGACTTGGAATTCACCCCCTTTGCCGGGGTATCCCAAAGCATTAACGGGCAATAATACCACGCCATAGACGGTATGCCGCCTGGATATTCCCAGGTCAATCTCAGTTCATACGGGGTCCCTTTCGGCAAAACACCTTTTGCATCACCGTGGAGATGACGGATCACGAAGTCATCCTTCATTCCGTTGCACTGGGCAGCCCTCCCATAGTCAAGGTCAGGGTTGAAACCAGGTGCCCATGACTCGACAGACTTGTGCTCTATCGGGATGTGATCCCTCCAAGTAAGTGGACCGGCCTTGGCAGTCTTCGCTGGCACGGGGGCTATCGCGGCCAATGCACCGAGGCCCACAAACTTCAGAAGTTTTCTACGGGTTAGATCGATCATGACCAGCCTCCCTCACTTACTGAACGACACGTCGCACTGCGACATATCTGTGTCGGTTCCACCTCCATGAATCTTGTAGCCGAGTTTTTCCAGGGCCTTTTCAATCTTATGCCTTTCCTCTGGTTTTAGAGCAGGTGTAATTATCATCTTGTAATCTTTCTCACGACTCGGCGGCATCGGTATCACCTCCTCTCATCATCTTTTTAGGTCTCAACCACTTAACAACCTTCTCAATCAAATTGAGAAGGGTCATAAGGGCGCCGAGGCAGCTCCCTACCTTGAGAACCAAGTCGAGGTAATTGGTGGGCGCTGGCACGACGGCCAGGGGCAGAGAGGTCCCCAAGAATGGTGGCAAGCTCTTATAGGCTTGGGGAGAGACAGCCTTCTGAGCCGTGAACGGAGTAAGGATTAAGAAACCAAGGCAAATAATAAGAAGCGGCAGCCAGATTCTATTCGAGCGCCAAGTCATTTTTCACCTCCGGTCTGTAATTCCAACCCGCCCCATACTTCAACCGATGCCTCATCACCGATTCGCAGGCAGCCATTGCAGCCTTTAATGGGGTGTCATGGGGACCATAAAGCGAGTGCATAGCATCCTCACCGCAGTCCCAACTGTTCTCACCCTTTCCCGGGAACGGGATGGGTCGATCCGGGATGAGTTCAGATCTGACCATCCGCCTCGGAAATGGCCATCTCGGTCGACGCCAGGTATCCTCGTTGATCTTTACGAGGGCTGGATACCCACCTTCAGGCATAGGAACGACAACCCTTTCCTGCTTGATCGGCCGGCTCGAATATTTAGAACGTCCAAAGATAATCTCTCGGATATCCCAATGGTGCATTTTTACATACCAGGGATCTTTCGATTGGCTCTCCATAGGATCACCCCATAAGGTCCACCAAAGGCCCAATTCGTACCAGTAAACCTTGATCTCCCGACCATTCCCATACTTCTGGCCCCTGCGCTTTGTCTTACTGGAGAACCAAAATTCTACCTTATGGTTGCTCCATGACAGCCAAAGAGAGAACAGAATAAACCCGAGGCTGAGGGATAGGGCATGTTCACCCTCTCCAATTCCAAGACTAAGTCTGAAACCAGGCCGTTGGAAGAGCCGCCAGCATATCTCGAATGGACCGATCCAACACCGACCATGCCGGATCCCACTTCCCAACCTACTCCCTGACTTCTCATTCAGGTTTTGCCAATGCATCGATGCCTCCTCCCCCTCCATGAGTAGCTGCCCACAGCCGATCTTGCAGCAATAGACATTCAACCTCTACCTGAAACCGGAGAACCTGGATTCTATATCGTGCCTCGGCCACAAGCTGGTTAACTCTGCACCCTTCTATTTGGATCCTCACATCCATATCCGTCCACATCTTTCATCCCCTAAAATAACGTGCCGATTCTGTGGTTGCCGGGATATTCTGGTATTCCTCTTCTGTCATTTCAACTGTTTCGACGTGATCAACCAGAAATTGCTTATCCGGAAACTCCCTTTTTACTCTCTCTTGCTCGTCAGCCCTGTAATTAGAAAGGAATCGTTTCAATCCCCCAACAGTCTGACAGAAGAAAGTTTTTTGATCATGCGTCACTATTTTGGCTACTTTCATCCTTATCTCCGGTTGCGAAACCTACGCCACCTTCATCGTTGATCCCGAGGAATCCGGTATCACAAACTGCCCATTGGACACCATCTCGGCTTCCTGGACAGTCACCTTCCGGTAGGCTCGCTCAAAGGTCCCCTTGGGCGACCAGGAGATATAACCATCCTCGTAACGAACCTTAAATCCTGGCCGACTGTCTCCAATCCATACGTTTCCCGGGCCCGGGCGGATAGTTAAAAAGAATGTTTCCTCATCCATCTCCTCTCCCGCAACGATCTTCGTACCGATGTAAATCTCTTCCATGGGAATCTCCTTTCTTAATAGATTTGCAGACGTCTGCACTCATTACCCGTGCCGTATCGCCTTCTTGACCCACTGCTTTATCCTGATCCAGGCAGCCAGGACCTTCCTCGTCCAGAGGAAGTAAACCCACTGCCGGAGGGTTCGCTTCACCTTCGGGTGTCGGTAAAGGCGAACCTCATGCTCGATCTTGTCAAACTCATGCTTTTTCAGCTTGACCCTGACTCGTCTCCCGCTTGGCAGAACCAGCTCCATTGATAGCATCCGTTCCCTTCCTTTCCATGGGGTACCTCCGCTCCATAAAATCGAAGTACTTCCTGTACATCTCGATCAGCTCCCTTTGGGCCTCATTCTCCTTCCGAAGACTGTAGACAAGGGACTTATACGCTCCCACCTGAGCATTCCTTAGCCTCTCAAGGGTTTCTGGCCTTTCGGGTCGAGGCATCAGGTTAATCCGCTTCATGCAGCCGACCTCCTCTCTTAGGACTCAAATTCACCGTATACGACCTGGCCAGATTCGGTGCCTCTATTCGGTCCACCGAGGCCGGCACCTGCCCACATCTCGAACATCTGTACGGGAATCGGTTGGTCCGGTCCACCACTAAGATCTCGAGTTGGCTTCCACAGTCATTACAGAAGGCCTGGGGTTGTTCGTCGTTCCCGTTCACTGTATTTTTCTCCAGCACTTCAGGCAGGTGATTTCGATAAGGCCAGGGTAATGATTATGAAGACCCTCGCAAGGACACTCTTCTTTCTCTTTTTCTTTCCATGCATGGCAGTCTTGGATGGGTATTTTTACAGAAGGCTCTGCAAGTTCATGCGTCCAAGACCGGTAATGCCCCTGCTTGCAAGTTGCTGTCTCTCTATCAAATCTGCAATTCGTGCAATCTCCCATCTGACTTACCTCCTCATCGTTTTCCATAGCTTCTCTTATAGTCGATATCGACGGCATAACTCTTCGCCAGGTTCTGTGCCGGCGGTAAATCCTTGGGTCTCACCCTCCTTGGAGTGGCTATCGAGCAGTACACAACCGCCTCACCCTTGCCAGGGGACCTACCCAACCTCCTTTTGAGGCCCGCGATCTTTACCCCATCGGCCCCTATCTTGTCCTCCTTGGACTCGACGAGGATACCGCCAGGTGTCAACATCCACAATGGGGTGCATAGGTCCGCCTTTAATTCAGGATCCGGAGGCAGGGCGACGTTATCGCCCGTTTTCGGGTCCAGGCTTTCCCGGAATCGCCACCAAATGAACGACCGCATATTGCGGAACTTGAGTACCCTCGTAAGCTTATCAGTTTTGCCTTCCGGCGCAGCCTCTGAAGCATTCACAGCGATAACATGGATTTTGTTGCCCCTGAGATGGTCCACTACCGATCCCCCGACTCCGATCACATCGACGTGGACAGGAGCTCCATCCTTAAGGGCTGCTACAACCAATCCAGCCCCCGTTGCACCATCTGGGACCTTAGAACCAGGATAGGAAATCAACGGAGCGTACCAGGCGCCATGACGGGTTGAGATCTCAAACTTATCAATTCCGCCCCTGGATGGGTCAACCCCCATCGAATCCATGGCCCCCTGCTTTCCTTCTGGTTTCCAGCGAGCCTGGGCAGCCTCAACCCATGCCGTGGGGATGATCTGCCATTCCGAGTCCTTAATCCCGGCCTGGAAGTTCCCCTCAAGCATCTGGGATCGGAGGGGCTCCGGCAGCGACTGGAGAACCGCCTCGTAGTTCGTACCCATCAAGAAGGGATTATCTTGTACCTTGGAGGGAATGAAAGTACGGGACATCGGCTTGACCATCACCCCATTGATCCGGACCGGGGCACCGTTTGGCTGTTCCACGTCTTTCCCGTCTACCGTGGTGTACCAGCGCAGCTCCCCAGGTTTGGCAGGGTGTGGGTGCTTTGGATCGAGCCATGGACCCCAAAACTGGATAACCCACCGGCCATCCTCGTTGACCGGAGGGTTCCCGGTACAGGCGATCCGGCACCGTTGCCCTTGGATGGTCGTTCTGAGCCATGTGGTAAGGAATCGGAACTGTTGTTCCAGGAAGTTGCAGATTTCATCGAACGCAAGCAGATCATGAGGACGCCCTTGCCAGCGGGTCTCATCTCCCGGATCCTTGCAGCTGCCGAATTCAATCTGTCGATCCGGAAATCGCCAGATCAACTGTTGAGAATTCCAGCCTTCCCGGGTTCCGACTATCTCCGCCAGCCGATCGACCAGGGCAACAGTCTGAGTCGCCTCACGCCTGAAGATAATGGACCTCTTATGTTCGGTTAGGCCCAATCCGAGGAGAAGGTCACTCTTGGTGCCGCCGGCGCTGCCCCCAAAGAACAAGATGTCCGCAGGATTCTCAAGCGCCTCCATCTGTGGTCCGGGGAGTGGCGTCCAGATCGGATTCGGCAGGTGACTCAATAACTCCTGCTGGAAGTCCAACAATTCATCGGAGCTCAATAGCTCCAACTTATGTGAAAACTCAATTATTCGTTTGGCTGAGGATTGCAGTGTAGTCACCACCTAAAAAAGAGAAGCCGACTCTCATGCCGTGCGCACGGTGTCGGCTTCTCTGTGTTTCGGGACCCTGGCTCGAGACCGGGGTTTTTCCCCTATATTGCGACGGGACCTATTCCCCGTGGTTTATCCGAAGTTTGAAATTATTTCCCTTTTACTTCCACTCAAGCTGTATCTTTTTGATGGGGAAAGGCTCTTTTGCTATCCGCGCCTTTTTAATAAATTTCCTTTCGGCCCAGTTCGGCTTACCAATAGATAGGACCATCTCTATATGCCGATTTTTACGATTCTTCTTGCCCCTCCGTGTGGCCTTAATGATCTGCTTTGGGCTGACATACTTAATTGCCCTGGTCACATCTTCGTACAAGACACAATGTACCACCTGCCCTACATACCGCCTTAATTCCTGTTGCAATTTTTCATCTAAGTCCATGCTTACCTCCATTTCTATTAAGTTTATAAAGGAATCGCAACCTCCTTCACTCTTTCTTCCCCTCCTCAATCGCCTTACTTCTCCTCATCACGAGTTCCAAGTAAAAGAACATCTTCGCACTCAATTCCAGTGGTGTCATCGTTCGCCCAACACCGCTTTCGTCCTCCTCTCCATCGTGATGCTTGCCATTGCCGATAATGCCGAGATGTTTCGCCATGGTAGTAAGAGAAGGATTCGGATCCCATAACCGAACCTTCTTGGTGTAACCGATGGACTTGCGATCCGGCCCTTTGCCCTCAAATTCCTCAACCGTTTCTACTCCTGCTACGGCAGCCGCAATATCATCCGGCCAGTCCTTTGGATCCAATAACTTCCCATCCTCGGCGAAGATCTTCCGGATGTCAGCAAAGGCCAGATGCGCCATCCTGGTCAACACTTTTTCGGCATTGACCCCGATCCTCCGGAGGCGTTGTGTCATCTGTTTCTCAAGCTCTTCAGCAACCCAAGCCTTACTAAGCAGCTGACTGGCGATAACGTCCGGATTCTTACTCTTCGAACCTGCCCGAACGACGGCCTGAGCACCATTCCAATCTTTCTGGTACTCCGCAACGAAAAACTTCTCCATTTTCGTGAGCTTACGACGTTTGTCTATCATTTAGTCTCTTCGCCTGGCATCAACGCCAAGCATTTCTTGCAGGTGACCGCTTCCCACCGGTTAGTCCAAAGCTCATGCTTTTTCAGATCCAGCGCTCGGGGAGGATTAGCACATAGAGGGGAAACATTCCCGTGGGTATCTACCCGATCAGCTTTATGGTAGGTCCGTTTTTCCATGTTTTTCCTTCGTATGCTCCTGAATATAGGCGACCACACCACCGACCGTCAGCATTTTCTCTGCGTCCGCGTCGGGGATCTCCAGGTTATACTCTTCTTCCAGATCCATCAAAAGCTCAATCAAATCCAGGGAGTCGGCCCCAAGATTCTCAATAAGATTTGATTCCAGCATGACCTCACTCCCACCCAGGCCAAGTTCGTCGGCGATCATCTCCTTAACCCTCGATTCGACAGACATTCCTTCCCTCCTCCTCAATTATTTTGAATAGCAGGATTCCCGGCCTTGATCCGATATCTCCTCAATGGTCCCTTCGGGCATGGAGCCTAACCGGGAGGCCTCCCTCGGTCCATCGGATGTCTTTGTAATCCCGCCATTAGCCTTATTCATGTCTTGCGATTGATGCGTTGGCAAAAAAGACAACCTCATCCAGTTTTGTCAATGCCAAAGACATCTCCCGGGACCTTGGGCAATCCAGATAAATCAATTTCGCAAATTCCCTAGCCTTTGCTCGGATCTCCTCGTACCGTGCTGGCTGTGTTTCTTTTGGCGGATGGTAGGTAAAATCCTTTTCCAGTCTTTCGACATCTTCCTTGGTTAAGATGTATTCTCCACTCATTTCGATTCTCCTCCCATGATGTACGCCCCCCTCGGCGGGCAGCGCGCATCGATCTCGACCCTCATGCCAAGAATCTCAAATACTCTCGTATGCTTCCGGCCATCCCTTTCGTTGATCTCGGCAATGAAGAGTGAATGCGCATCCGGGGAAAGATGAAGAGAATAAGGCGGGGAAATGTTATTTTCAATGAGTTTAACTTTCGCTCTCTGGATGACATCGATGATCATTGCATCCGCTCCGGCTCGACCTGGCACTCTACCAACTCCACATCCCCCAGATGGCCAACAGAAAATAGACAAAAAACAAAAGGGCCTGAGAATAAAGGCCTTTTCTACAATCAACAAGCATCCAAGTAAAATTCGTGCCGGCCCAAATATAGAAGCAGATCGGATTCTTCCAAACATTGAACACTACACCGACAATGGACAAACCGGCCAGTATCCACGTCCAATGTTTCAATCGCGGGTCGGCATCCAATTTCGACGCCCAAAGTTTTAATAATTCCAGCGGATCAAGACGATACCGGATAATCATGGAGTTGCTCCTCCTCGGAAAGACGAGATTACTCGCACTTAATTGCAACTCTACCCATCGAAGATAAGCCTTGCCCACTACTTCTCCGCGTCGATAATCCCCTGGAACACTTGGTTTCTTGCCTTAATCATCTCCCAACTTGGGATATTACCGGAGGTCACGGCAACCACGTCGTTCCAGACCGTCATCCCTGTGCTGATACCAAGCATAGCCAGGAGCCCGTAGTTGTCTGCCGTCATCTTTCCCCCTGTGCCGGCTGAGATAACCCCATACTGACTCACCAGAGCCACGATCTCAGCGACCCTGCCCTGCAGGGACTGAAGAACCGCAAGGCCATCGATCGGCTGGCCGGCCGCTCCTTTGATCTCGATATCAAGTAATGTCTTGTTGATGACGTCAAAACTCGGAACAATCGCTGCCTTCCAGGCCGGAGAATACTGAGGCTGGGCGACCATGAATCCCTTACCGACAGTGAATAGGACTGGAGACCCATACTGGATCCCCGACACAATAACCCGGGCCTGCTCATCCTTGGTGAGCTTGTCCCAGGTGACCGTAGGCTGCGTAAAAACACTTGAGCAACTCACCAACATTGCCAGGAACACCGCCATAATGATCAAACCCCCAGCTAACCTAAACGCTTTATGAATAGCCATCATCTTAGTTCTCCTTTCATGTGAATGTTTTAAGAATGATCGTTCGATCCTTTACGTGAACCCCCTCCGCCACCTCCGCGATCCAACTGCCGTCGTTAAACGAACGTCCGACCAGCTCTTGGAAGTGGGTATGACCCCAAATCGCTCCCAACATATCCTCACCTTGCCGATTAACCCACTCATTCGTCGCCCGTCTGACTTCGAGGTGCTTATTTGGATTCCCCTCTTTTCTCGCCGTAGTTGGATCGGCCATGCCGAAGATCCGCTGGCCCACTCCGGCCCAGATGTAGCGGACAAAGAACTTTCCCAACCACCAACCCTGATCACACGCCCAATCTCCCTTATGACCGTGAGTACAGAAGATATACTTCCCGTCCGGATAAACGAACCGAAGCGCGAGGGGATACTTCTTCACTGGGTTATGGTTGCCCTGCGTTTGATAGACATTCGGGTTATTCAGCAGCCATCTAAATACTTTGGGATACTTAAACCAAATGTCACGCACCTTCGGATTTTCTGCTCTCTCGGTAAAGTCTCCAAGAACACACACCTTGGGGTACGATCGGACGGTATCCAAAAATAAATCCTCATGACCCGCACGGTGAAAGTCGTCTGCCAAATCCCTGATCCCAAGGTGGGTATCAGAAAGGAATAAGGCGTCAAAATCATCCGCAACCCTGATGATGGGGCAAGTATTCCGTAGTCGATCGAGAGCAGATTGAATAGTCTTTACGCTCATTTCCCGTGGCCCCTACTTCGTCAATTTGTTTAGAACCGGACCCCCAGCCAGGGCTGCAACTACGGGAATGGCCGCAGTTATGATCTCCTTTGTGAACGAGGGCATGGCTGCCATGCCTCCGGCGGCTAATACCACCACACCAATAATACCGACCACCGTGGTATTACCAAAGATCATTTCGACTACTTTCACCCCAGTTTCTGACTTCGTTTGATTGTCCACTCCAGGCTCTCCTGCCATCACGAATCACCTCCTCCTTTATTCTCCTCTCTATAGTCCTGAATCCGCCTCATCCAACCAAAGGCAAACTCCTCAAACGCAGGAGTGCCCTGTAGCGATTTGTAGTGTATGTACTGTTCGCCATTCAGGGCATGGAACAATGCCTCCTCGTTCTTTCGGCACCACTTGTTGATGTAGCTCAGAGTATGGGGACCAATGACTCCATCCTCGTCGAGGGGCCTTCCAACCTCCAAGAAGTTGATTGCCCTCTGGGCACATAGGACCGCTGTGCCCTCACCGGCATTCACTCCGGTATCGAACAACTCTTCCTGGATCACGTCACTTGCCACTTCATCCAGGCACAGCACGTCCCAAAAGTAGACCTTGTAAAGATACTTCGCCCATTCGAGGGTCAAGCACTCAATATCCTCGTTTGGAAACCGGGCCGCAGAAATCCCGTACTTGGTTCCCTTGAGAATACCTACCCCTATTTGTCCACCGGTCCAGTTGCCCTTATCATTTGGGTCCTTTCCAAAGCCACCCTCCAGGCCCACCGTCTCCTCAAATGCCTTACCGAACCCCATATTGCCCTCCCCTAAAAAAGAAAAGGCACCCCTGTCGATAGCAATTGGGAGTGCCCTACCTAAAAACGTTTCCTATACCGTGTGGTCGTTTTTATCACCACTCAAGGATTATACGCATTCGCGTATCTTTGTCAAGAGAAATCTTTTCAGATAGCTCAAAATCATAAGATTCTATACTCTCATCCATTGTTCTCCTCCTTTATATGTCCACACTTTGGGCACTCTTCATCATCTTCATTTATCCAATTGCCACAGTTCTCACATGGTATGTTTAAGTTTTCATCCATCTTTCTCCTCCTTCTTTGTGTACTCGATTTCAGGGGTATACTTTGCGCAATGAAGACTTTCTGGACGTTCGATGAACATATAGCAATATCCTTCTGATTCCCCACAATGCAGATAGAAACATTTTTCACAGTATGATTCCTGTACCATTCCTTCTCCCCCTAATAATCTGGACGGGAAAGCAGGCCGCCTTATGACCGGCTTTCCTGTGTTTACATCATTTATTCAGAAATTTATAAATTTTTTCGGCGGTGTCAACGACATCTTCCGGTTTCAGATCTTTATTCCCTGCCGCAACGTGGGCGGAATGAATACCAGAAGCACATCTGATGGCTTCAATTTTTAGGTTTTTTTCATTTTCTGCCATTGTATGTTTCCTCCTTTAGTGTAGTAACGCCTTAATCTGGCGTCCGATGGAGACACGATAAGGCCGTATCTCTGTTTCAATAATCTGGACTCTCCGGCCAGTCCTTACTTTAACCACCAAAAACAAAATGTAAGTCTATACCGTTGACCCACTCTATCAGCAAGACATGATCTCCATCCAGTAATTCTTACCAACTTATAAGGTTTAAGCCACTTCCTGTAAATTCTACAAAATATGTATTTCTTCATTTAGCTATTTCAAGTTTGCCGATGGACGGATCAGGTTTGATCTTCTCTCGAAGCATTCTGCGACCTTCCTTAAACATCACTCTTAGGGAATCAAAGGTAAACTTCTGATGTGGATATATACCAAACTTTTTACAACATTCCTCAAAATCCTTTTCATCCTCTGTCATCTCTCCTCCTTCAATGAGGCCAATGGCCGTCACGGGTGGTTAGGCCGGTAGCCCACCGGTTAGTTTGGTGTTTTCCCTTAAAAATGGGCAAACACCATAATCGTCTTGATTAATTTCCATCAAGTCTGGAAAACGCCTACACCATAAAGGATAGTAAGGCTTATCATGAATTTGGCAGTTATTCTCCCCTGAAAAAAAAAACATCTTCCATTTTTACAGGATGTTCTCCAATTATTCTCCTCTATATTCCAACTAATTGCTGCTTCTCCAAACAATCGTAATAAAACCAAAGCTTCATAATCCTCTAAAAATACACCAAAACTACAGCAAATTGAATTTGCAGTACAATTAAAACAAGGTAACATTATTTTTTGGGGGAAAAATTCAGCGGGACCCTGTACCATTCTTTCTCCTCCTTCTAATGAGGCCAATGAGCATGATTCCCTCACAAGTCTGTTCATGCCCCTCATCAAGTCTCTACCCCACCATTGGCCTCAACTCATTTTGATAAGTTATATCTCATAATCTCCTTGATCCGATCAATCACCACAGTCTTGCACCAACCCGTTGTTCCTGCGAAGGTTCCAGATTTAAATTCCAAAACCAATCGTTGCGCCTTTCGATCTGTCCCGCCTTCGGTAAATAGATCGTCTGCAATCCGATTAGCCAATTTAGAAATGATGGCATTTAACAAGCCATTCGACCGGACGGCTATCAGCCGTCCTTTTCGGCCTTTCATTTTTGTTATCATATTCAACCTCCCGCCGGTCAATTCAGTTGTTAGCCATCTGATGCCATATAGCTTAATTCATCGTCTGCCGCTTCTTCTGGATTATCCTCGAAAGAATATGGGTCGAGGCTGGCCGCATCTGCACAATTTTGAGCTTCACTTTCGCTTAATCCTCTTTTAAGCATTCTTGCTTTGTATCGTTTTAACCATTCTTCTGCTTCCATAATCGATCCTATTTGGCTAACCAGCGGGTGGATGCGAGCGTCAATGTCCCGCTGCTAAAGATGAGGGGTCTTTTATATGGCATTGGGATAGCTCCTTATCCTCACATCTTCCGGCCATTCAGATATTTGATTGCTGACTTTTCCATTTACAGGAAAGGTCTTTATAAATAGCGGCACTCCTGCTGCTTGGCATTGATCTCTAATCGATCTTACCCAATCGGGATGAAGGGGCCGAGCGCCGGGGCCGGTTTCGCCACCCACAATTATCCAGTCTAATCCAACCCCCCTGAAACTGATCCCAATTTTTTTACTGAGCGCATCAAATGTAAACCCCGTTTCTTCCTTTATATGTCTAAAATCCACCGCCCCGAGCATGGGTTCGACCGATACAAATCTCTTCGCCGCGGATATCTGCAAAAGAATGGGTATGTTCTTGTCGGCATCTTGCTGATTGGAGATAGAGACGCCGAGCCAGAGGTTTGGCAGATAATTTCCTCCTCCGAGTTCACGGCATCCGCATTCTTCTGTAACCCCATAAAGCAACCGATCAATATTTTGAGGTCTCTTCGTGAGCACCATAAATGTGTGTTGTGGACAGGCGGCCATGACTTCCCAAATGGCATCGAGCCATTCGGGTTTGACTTTTTCGTGAAAAATATCTCCCATCGAACAAACAAAAATTCTTGATGGTTTCTTCCAATGAAGAGGTTCGGGCAATCTTTCAGGATGGAATGTTAGTTCCCATGGCCATCCAAATCTTTTACACATTCTTTTTGCATAACAATGGTCACATCCAGGCGAGCCAGAATGGCTACAGCCAGTCACAGGATTCCATACCTTATCCGCCCATTCTATTTTTGTGTTTGCCATGGTTTATCTCTTTTAATATTATGACCCGAAACGAATTGTCTTATTCTGCCCTGTGAATCAAAATAATTAACCAATTGGCCACAGCCACAACCACAGGGCCGTTGCCTATTTTTTTCTTCTGGTAATTTTCTAATTTCCTTCCCGTATCTGTGCTTTAGACGATGGTGCAAATCATCTGTAATCTCCAAATTTTCTGGTCTATTGTCAGATTTAATCCCGTTTATATGATGAACATGTTCTGAACTTGAGAGTGGTCTTCCAAAAATCTTTGAAGCTACCAACCGATGTTCATAAACATATCCTTCGCTGTCTGCCATTGGACTTTCTGGACATTTAATTAAAACGTAACCTTGTCCATTGATCTTTTTCCCGCCTTTCCATGCCGGACTATTTGATCCTTTAAGCTTTTCTTTATAATGTTGATTCCGGCAATTGAGAGAACAATGAGTTCGTTTCCCAGATTGGCTTTTCTTTACATAAAAAAATTCATTACAAAATTGACATCTTAATCGAATTCCCATTTTTATTTCTTTTCCTTTTCCCCTCTCTCTCCTGAGTCTATAGATTTCCCCCCTACAACATTCCAGCGACGAGCTGGATAAAATAGAATTTCTCAACCCACCGGAGATCGATCTCCTCATAATGATTGATCACGAGATCCCGGAGATTGACGGCCTCGAAATGATGCATGTCCCCGCCCTGGCTGGGAGTCCGCAAGGTCCCTTTATGCCCATCCTTGAGCCAGCCTTTATTGACCCAGGCCTCGATTTTATGATGGTCCGCGCCCAGGAGGTCCTCGACCATCCGCATGGTAAAACCGTCTGATCGCTTATTGATATGCTCCCGCTTCTTTTTAAGCACAATCGCGGTAATACTTCGGCAAACCCCTCCATTGATCCGCTTGAGATCGTTCTGGATGGCGACAAATCCCTTGCGGGGGAAATTCTTATGGAGATATTCGACTTCCTTCTCCGACCAATTCGGCTCCTTGGCTCGGGCCAGGCCCATCTCCTGGGCCTTTCGCCGGACGTACCAGCGGGGATATCGGTGATCGAGGAGACGCATGATCTTATTGATCGATGGCGTCTTGCCATCATAAAGGCGGGTGATCAATGAGATCTCGTCTTGGGTCGGAAAATACTTTGTTGCGCTCATTTCTTCTTCCCGCGTTTCTTTCCTGAATCGATAAATTTTCCGGTGAGAGTTGCCCACTCAAGCAGGGCGCTCCGCATATCCTGGATCAATATGAGCGACTCCTTTGAAGTAAGGATGCCATCGACCACAATATGAATTCCAGATTCACTCACCGCGATTGCAGATTTTTCCATTAAGCCGCTTTCCTCTCTGGAGACGTTTTCCACCAGCGTCTTAGATTCTGAGCCGCATGCTGGTACGGAATCTTTTGTTTCGGAGGTTTTATATAATGCCCATCCGCATAAACCATTATCCGGATTTCAACCAAATTAGGTCTAATTCCGAGGCAGCGAAGTCGTGCGCGGATGCGTTCGCATTGGTTAATCCCTTTCCGTGAGAGTCCCTGAATCGTGGGATAGCACGGCCCATATTCAGATAGCAACCTTCTCGCTTCGGATAGGCTGACATGCATTCCGAGCCGGCGACGAAGCCGACCCTGGATCAATATCGCATGATGATTATTCAGAAAATGAACTCTTGCGTGGGTATTTACCTTAGTTCTGTCCGCAGCGGCCTTGCGCCAATAACTTTCGTTAAGGCCCGGGTTTTCCCTTCGCCACCGCCGTAAATATTGCCGTTTCCACTCCCGGCGATGCCCCCGCTCTTTACGATTGTTGCAGTCCTTGCATCGGTGCCTTATCAAATAGACACCCTTCCCCCGCAGGTGGACTACTACCATCTTTCCGATCGGCTTTTCTCCACCACATCGGTTGCATACATAGGAGGCCGGGATTTCACTGATGGATTTGACTATCATTTCTCCCTCGCAGACGTCTGCAATAGTTTGACCTTATCGGCATTTGCCGTCCCTACATGGGGAAATTTGCAGTAGGGATTAACTCCGATTTGGTCCGCTCCGCGTTTAGGATTACAGATACAAATCGCGCAGGCGGTGCAGAGGGTTTTCGTCTTATCCGTCCAGGAGCATCCCCCCTGGCAGGGTGTCGTTTCCGTGCATCCACAGACCCGGCAGACCCCGGGTT